TGAAGCATACGGTAACGCCACGGTTGAAGCATACGGTAACGCCACGGTTGAAGCATACGGTAACGCCACGGTTGAAGCATACGGTAACGCCACGGTTGAAGCATACGGTAACGCTTATGTATCATCCTTATATGTAATAGAATGTAAGCTATCCGATAATGCTATACATCGTATAAGAGTATCAAATACTATTCGTTACGCATCCGATGCTATTAATTTCGAGAAATCAGAATAAAAACGATACACGACAATGAGACGAAAAAGAAACGAATTAACTGCCCTTTTAAGGGGGATGCAGCCCGGGGAAACAATGACCTTCTCTCGTTCTAAAAGAAATTCAGTTAGACCGACCTGTACAAATCTAAAATATGACGAAGGTCTACTGTTTACGACGGAAACCGATAAAGATAATCTAATTGTTACACGATTGAATAATGAACAATGGGACGAACTAGAGTAACCGGAAAAGTTGAGCCAATAGTAAAGAAGTGGCTTAGTAAAGATGAAGCAAAATCCTATATAGGATGCTCGGATGATTTTTTGAGAACACTACGAGAAAAGGCACTCGTTTCCTTTTCTCAATTTGGAAAAATGATCTGGTACGATTTATCGAGCATAGATAGATTCATACAGAGTAATAAGGTCGTATAAAGCCAAACGCTATGCTAACACTAAAACAAAGTCCCGCCGCTATCATCTTAATGCTTTTAGCGTGTAGTCTCGCAGAAGGCGAGCCGGAGCCGGGCAAATTAATTATCGCACTATTGATCGTATTTATCACGGTTGTCTATGTGCTAGTCTGTAACTATCTAAACACGAAACGACATGGCGGCGAATCCTCAATGTATCGGTAATTGCCGAATTTGTACGGTTCTTGGCGCGTGTCCTTCTGATACTCTAGTTTGCGAAGATTGCGGCGAAGAGATCGAACCGGGCGAAGAGATAGAATTAGAGGTCGAAACGTACGAACGTGGCAGACGCGGGACAAAGATGATTACGGTTTGTGCTCGTTGTTATGAGTCGCTTTATCAAAATGAATAATTTACGCGTATTCGAGATGAAAAGCGACCCTAACAGTAGTCATCTAGCAATTGATTATTATAGATAAAAGCCATTTATATATTCATAAATTTTCATACTAGAGTAATATAAGGTCAATCCATATATTACTTCTAAGAATAACAAAGGGAATATACAGTGAGAAATAATATTCCATAAGTCCGAAAATGATGTAATCCTACTTCCATCTTGATAGTCTTTTGCAAGAGCTATAAGCATTTCTTTTAGATAAAATATAGCGTAATATAGTGCACAAATAAGTGCGAATAAATAAAACACAAAATAGGAAATGCTTACAGGATCATTTCTCTTAATTATAGGTACAATAAAACCGGCAATTCCAATTACAGATGATGTGTTTCCTAATAATGTTGATACTTTCATTGAATAGATATTGTTAATTGACGTGTAAAGTTAGCAATTAAATTAATATAATACACAATATAAATAAAATTATGACACATTGGAAAACTCAATTCAATTATGACTATCTAGGCGCTTACAGCCTACCAGATGGAAAAGATATAATTCTCACCATCCGCGAAACAAAAAAAGAGCAGGTAGTCGGCGCGTCTGGAAAGAAAGAAGAATGTTTCGTCGCTTATTTCTTCGAAAATGTAAAACCGATGATCCTCAACCGGACGAACTGCAAAACATTGACGAAAATTTTCAAGAATCCGAATTTTGAGTCATGGATAAACAAGCAAATCCAAATCGGAGCGGTATTAGTTGACGCTTTCGGCGAAAAGGTTGATTCGCTTCGTATTCGTCCATTCATCCCGAAAGTAGAAAAATCACTTCCTACGGTTGAAACCGGATCGGCAATTTGGAAAAATATCCTCGACGGTCTGGCGGGTGGCTTTACGGTCGCACAAGTCCAGACGAAATATAAACTAACTAAAGAACAAATTAAAGAATTAGTAGCACATGAAATCAAATGAACAAAAAGAAATCGAATGGAAGGAAAAGAGACAAGGCAAAATAACTGCCTCTACGCTTCCCGATTTAATGAAAGTGGGCAAAGGTTGCCCGTTCGGTAAAACTTCCCTAGATGCAATGTATGCGGTTCGCTACGAACGTAGAACCGGAACGATGCGAGAAAATGGAAGTAACAAGGCGTTTGATTGGGGACACGAAAACGAACCGTTAGCAGTCGAATGGGTACGCACTCAATTAATGAATGAAATCAAATCGTGTACAACCGATTTTAAAGACATTGTTTTCAATGAACCGTTTGAAGGATTCGGAGATTCACCAGATTTCTATGTGTACGGATTCAACGGAAAAGTTATCGCCCTGGGAGAAATCAAGTGTCCAATGTCGCAAGGGAAAATCGAATCACTGCAATTCGGAAACACTATCGACGAAAAGGACGAATATTATTGGCAGTTCCTCGGTCATTTCCTCGGTCGCCCGGACGTAGATAAGTTGTATTATGTCATTTATGACGGTTATGTAAATGACGGTCGAATACTTGAAATGAACCGAGCCGATCACGCCGACAATATAAAGAAGCTCTACGACCGCATCCGGATAGCTAGCGAGATTGTAGACGAGTCTATTCGCTCTGGTCTGGACTTGCTCGATTGTGTTGATAAGGCAAAAGAGGTACTAGATTTAAAGTTGCAGATTGAATCACTAAAGCCGGAAGCAAGGAATAGCGTTCCGGTAAAGAATCAGATTTATAAGTTACGGAAGGAATTGCGCAAACAGACGAAGAAAGTACCGTCACAACACTAACACAACACGATTAATTACATTTTTATAAACACTTTAATAAACACGAAATTATGAACACTTGGTTTTTAACAAAAATCCGTTACGAGAAAGTAATGGAAAACGGAATGCAGAAGAAAGTAACCGAATCGTATTTAGTCGATGCGCTAAGTTTTACCGAAGCGGAAGCGCGAATAATCGAAGAAGTAACGCCGTTTATCTCCGGTGAGTTCACCGTATCCGATATTTCCCGCGCACATTATAGCGAGATATTTACGAGCGAAGAAGATTCCGCTGATAAATGGTTTGCCGGGCGACTTGCTTTCACTACGCTTGACGAGAAAAGCGGCAAGGAGAAACGGACTTATACAAACGTACTCATACAGGCGGCGGACATTCACGACGCAATGAAGAAGCTCGATGAGGGTATGAGAGGAACGATGGCGGAGTATTCTTCGATTCTTCTCAAAGAAACGGCGATTGTAGATGTTTATCCGTATGAAGCTAAAAAATAAATACTTTACTAAATATTATTATTAACCAATAATGTCGCCGAAAAGGACGGCGTGAGGTGAAAGCCCTCGTATTTAAGTTTTAAGTTTAATGTTCTACGTCTAATCAGCGTAGTGAATATCTGGTTAGACGACAAATAATTTTAAATATATGGCAAAGTATAACAATGTAAAGATAGACGGATACGACTCTAAAAAGGAATATCGACGCGCTAAGGAATTAAAACTACTCGAAAAGAAGGGCATTATAACCGGACTTCAAGAACAAGTAAAATTCGAGCTTATTTCGCCTCAATATCATTTCTACGAAGTGCAAGGAGCGCGGAAGATGTTGCACAAAAAAGAACTTCTCGAACGGGGCGTTTACTACATCGCGGATTTCGTTTATTATCGAGATGGTGAGTATGTCGTCGAAGATACCAAAGGAGTTCGGACAAAGGAGTATATAATCAAACGTAAGCTCATGCTTTACGTTCATGGAATCAAAATAAAGGAGATATAAGAATGAAGAAGAAAGCACCACAGAAGCAAGTAAAACACGATTGCCGGACGTGTAGGAATGGCGGCAAAGTAAAAGACTTTATGTGCTATTGTTCCGTAATTAAATTTATGCGACCGATAGGAATAAGGATTTGTAGTTATTATGTCGCTAGGTAGGAAATCGAAAGGCATCGAAGGTTTTATACCAATATCGCGAAAGTTGTTTAATAATTTTCTTTGGATGGAAAATAGAGAGTTCAGTCGTGCCGAAGCGTGGATAGACTTATTACAGTTAGCACGGTTTGAGGCGAACTCAACCAAAGAGATTATTAACGGTAGAGTGATAGAGTATGAACGAGGCGAACGCCCTTTGTCGCTTCGGCTTCTTGCGGAGCGGTGGAAATGGAGTAAAAACCGGGTAGATAAGTTCCTCGATTTGCTCGTTTCCGAACGCATGATAACCAAAAGGACAACACAAGGGACAGGATGCGGGACGGATACCGGGACAGCTTGCGGGACAAAGCAAACGATTATAACTGTCTGCAATTATGATACTTATAATTCACAATCTAAAAAAACGGGACAGCCTTCGGGACAGGTCGAGGGACAACCACCGGGACAGCTTGCGGGACAAAGTAGGGACAAATATAATAAAGAGAAAAAAGAATATATAGAAAAAATAATCTCTCTATTCCCCTCTTTCGCTGGATTCGATTTGGATTATATAGCCGAGGACTTCGCAGATACGTTTACGGCATGGCTCGAATACAAGAAAGACCGCAAAGAGTCGTACAAGTCCGAAAAGTCGCTCAGGCTGTGTTACAGCAAATTGGTAAAAGTTAGCAATAGCAACCCGGTAACGGCATTGCAAATTATTGAGGATGCAATAGCCAGCAATTATGCCGGGTTCTTTGAACTAAAAAATAAAAACGAATATGGAAACAAGAAGCAAACAGACTCTGCCGATAGCGGCGATACTATCATACGGACGACCGTACTATGACGAGCCGATAGAAGTAGAAAAGCGCCCGGAATGGTTTAAGGCGTGTTGCAAATACGTTTGCCCCGGCTTTAAGATTGACGATTCGAATAAAAACTTAATGAATCAATTGTTTTTGTACACAGAGGGGCGATCTGGGAAGCTAGACACGAATAAAGGGCTATTGTTACGAGGCGACATCGGTACAGGAAAAAGCACTATTATGCAGATTCTAAACCGATATAGCTATTTCACACGTGGCAAAGCAAAGGGCGGCTATCCGGTCGGTGGTTTTAGAGTCGATTCGGCTTCCGGCATTGCAAACAGTTTTTCGATGCGTGGAAAAGATGCACTAGAGTTGTACACTTACAACAACGGCACGCCGCGAATGATTTGTTTTGATGAACTAGGACGCGAGCCAATCCCGGCAAAGTATTTCGGTACTGAGCTAAACGTGATGCAGTATATTTTCCAATGTCGGTACGAGTTGAGACATGAGGCAATAACCCATGTTACAACGAACTTAACGATTAAGGAAATACAGACTATTTACGGCGCGTATATCGCGGATCGAATAAATGAAATGTTTAATGTCTTGGACTTGAACGGAGCTAGTAGAAGATAATTAATACAACGAAACCATGCGAAGCAGAAAAAAGAAACTTGTGTACTTTAAAAAGATTCCGGTTCGCGTCGATCTGGAACAATGGCAAAGGCTCGATAAGATTCGTGCTGATTACCATTTCAAAAGCACATACGAGATTATGCAGTACATTTTAGGCTGTTTTCTTCGGGTTGCTGATCCGATGCCCGACGATGATGAAGAAGAAGCACTGCCCGACGAAATCAAAGAAATGTTCTATGACCTATCACAGGCGGAACGACATTTCGAGTATGTAAAACCAAAACGAAAACTACCACAATACAAGGTAGACGAGATGAACGGACAAAAACGATTAGAAGGATTTTAATATGGTTAAAAAAATATCAAACACAAATTATTTGCGCGACGTATCAGTAGACCCCGTCGCAGTAAACGAACGGAACCGGAAGTATATCGACCGATTTGTATCAGAGAATTATAACGGTTTAGTTACCAAGTTTTCACACCTAGACGGCATGATAAATTCAAGCGCTTTCGGAGCACTTGATAAATTAAACTCTACGATTATCTCGCTCTATACTGATCCGAATTTACACTTTACGGATTGGGAGCAAGCGAAACAATATCTATCGAGCAAATTTACAGAAAAAGCGATTCGCGTTCCGGTGAAGAAGCCTATAAAGAGTGAGACAGAAGAGAGCGAGGAAGAGTTGATTAACTTATAACAAGAATAGAAAGGAGCAAAAGTGAAGATACTGAACTTATATTGCGGTATTGGTGGTAACCGAAAACTTTGGGGTGACAGCCACCAAATTACAGCAGTCGAACTCGACCCACGGATTGCGGAAATATACAAAGATTTATATCCAGGTGACACTGTTATAGTTGGTGATGCCCATAAATACCTCTTAGACCACTACATGGAGTATGATTTTGTTTGGGGCTCACCACCGTGCCCGTCGCATTCAATAACAAACTACTTCCTGAATGCTAAAGGAATCATCCGTTACCCGGATATGAATCTATATCAGGAGATAATATTGTTACAGCATTTCTTTAAGGGTGATTATGTTATTGAGAACGTGAAGAGTTATTACGACCCATTAATTACCCCACAGGTAAGCGGACGACACTATTTCTGGTCGAACTTTATAATACCACACCTGGAAAGCCGAATAAAAATAAGCAGAATGTGTGGCGATAAAGATACGTTGGGAATTACTCAGGGACAAATCAGAAAAAAGGAAATGTCAAAACTTGGATTCGACTTGGAGAAATACAGTTATCCTGAAAAAGAAAAACTTCTTCGTAATTGTGTAGACCCGTTGATAGGGCTTGCAATATTGGAAAGAGCTATTGAAAGTAACAAATTAAAATCTGCCAAGCAACAAGTTTTGTTTGGCGTATAACAATTAAGAAAGGAACAAGAATATGAAAGCAAAAATAAGAAAGACAGGAGAGGTAGTAGATATAATAACTTATTCCGGTCATACATACAGAAGTGATATTGATGTTGTGTCCTATATTGACAGCAAAGGTAATGAATGTGTTGATATGAAGATGAATCGTTTTTGGGACTTTGAGGATGTAGAAGAATGTAATTTATCTACAAAAGAAAGCCTTATTGATTGGGAAGAAAGACGTTTCCAGCTTGTAAAATCTGCAATGCAGGGGAACTTCCCACAGTCTTCATTTGATAAAGAATCATTTTGCAGATATTGTATTGCAATCGCTGATGAAATGATTAATCAACTTAATTCGTAACAAGAATAGATAGGAATCAAATGAACCTACAATCTAAGATAGAATACTCCATCGCTTTGCTTCGCAAATGTGAACAGATGGCACTTGACTACGACCAAGATAACGGCTTTTATTTAGCCTTTTCCGGCGGCAAGGATAGTCAAGTCCTCTACCATCTTGCATTAATGGCAGGAGTGAAATTCAAGGCTCACATGAACCTTACAAGCATTGACCCTCCGGACGTAATCCGCTTTGTAAAACGTAACTACCCGGATGTGGAACTGATAAAACCGAAGATGTCTATTTATGATATGGCATTAAAAACACATCTTCTTCCAACACGAAGAATACGCTGGTGTTGCGCTAAGTTCAAAGAAATGTCCGGAGCAGGAAAAGTTACCTTAATAGGTATTCGTCACGCTGAAAGCGCAAGGCGTTCTAAGCGTAACGAAGTGGAGACAGGCGACCGTAAGTTTAGCGGAAACTTCGACCAATTTTCCGAGCACCGCGAAACGATGGTTACGTGTGTCGGAGGAAAGGATAAGATACTTGTTTCACCTATCATTAATTGGACTGAGAGGGACGTATGGGGTTTTCTAAACGGTAACGGCATAGAACATTGTTCTTTATACGATGAAGGATATACGAGAATTGGTTGCATTCTTTGCCCAATGTCTAATTATAAGCAGAAGCTAAAAGACTGTCAGCGTTTCCCTCATGTTCGTAGGAAGTGGATACAGACAATTCAAAAGCTGATTGATGCCGGATATATTAATCGTAGCTTCACAGATGCGGAATTTGGTTTCAATTGGTGGATAAGTGATAAAAGTTTCAATCAATATTATGCAGATGAAGTGCTGCAACAGAAAATTGAGTTTAACGAATAACAAGGATAGAAATGAACATCGGATTAATAGACGTTGACGGTCATAACTTCCCAAACTTGGCATTGATGAAGTTATCTGCCTGGCATAAGCTGCAAGGCGACATCGTAGGGTGGTACTCCGGCATTGAGCATTACGACCGTGTGTATATGAGCAAAATATTCTCTTTCAGCCCAGACGATAGAAGAATTATACAGGCCGACGAAGTTGTGAAGGGGGGATCGGGGTATAAGTTGTTCGACCAATGGTTACCGAGCGATATTGAGCATATTTGCCCTGACTACTCTCTCTATCCCACACACATAGAAGCCTACGGATTCCTTACCCGTGGCTGCATCAATAAGTGTTCCTTTTGTATCGTTCCCCGGAAAGAAGGGACTATTCGCAAGCACGCGGATATATCGGAGTTCCTGGATGACCGGAAGTCTGCTATTCTGATGGACAACAACGTCATCGCATCGGAATGGGGCCTGCAACAGATAGAGAAGATTGCTTCCATGAAGATAAAGGTCGATTTCAACCAGGGTATTGATTGTCGACTTATCGCAAGGGATAAGAGCATAGCTAAATTGTTGGCCCGTGTGTCGTGGATAAGACACTTGCGCATGGCCTACGACAGTTCGTCGATTACGGATGAAGTGGTCACAGCAATAGCCTATCTGAAAGAATCCGGCGTATCAGCGCATAGGCTCTTCTTCTATATACTTGTGAAAGATGGGCAGATTGAGGATGCAGAAAAGAGGGCTTTGCTCCTTGATTCTTTGGGATGTACACCGTTCGCCATGTCTTACCGGGACTTAGATAAGAATACTCCAGTATCGGACGAACAACACCGCTTTGCGTGGTGGTGTAACCAACGGCAAGCATTTAAGAGTTGTAGGTTTAAAGATTTTAATCCGACAACAAGAGGAAAAAGAATATTAACCCAGCCAAGTTTATTTGGCGTATAACAAATAAGAAATGAATCAAACACAGAATAAACCGAAGTATTATTATTCCCCTCGCTTCAATCACTTCAATATCTATCGACAGGATTCAGGTAAAGATACGTATGTTGATTGTGCGGCTACACAGGAAGAAGCGAAACGTAAAGTTTACGAGTTAAATGGATGGGATTACAAACCTAAAAACAACACGGTAAAATGAGTAAAGTAAAACAGTACATCGAACAAGCCACAAACGAGCGCATCCGCTCGCGTGGCTTAATCCGAAAAGTTGCTATCGAAGCGGCTCGGATGCAGAGAGACGAAACGAGGCGGCAAGCTATCGAAGTGTATAAACAAATGCGTCCGTCTAAGAACTGCAAAGGTTGTGCAAGCCGGATACACAAACAGGAAACACAGTCGACTCGATGCGATGGTAATTGCGCCCGGATTAGGTTACTTGTTAACGGACTGGATCGGATCGAAACGTTATGTATATAATCAGGCGTATTCAATGCAAGTCGGGCAATGTGTCCGAGACGCATTTAGTTGAGATAGAAACAAACGACATCGAGGCGACACGAAAGGAGTTGCACGATTGTTATCAATGTGATAAGATTCTTTTTAATTATGACGAACAATGAGTAGAAACCCGCATTACATTAAGATGATTAATTCCAATCGCTGGAAGTTGCTTCGAGCTAAGAAGCTACAAAGCAATCCGGTTTGTGAAGTGTGCGAGGCGAACAATCGCAGTACGCTTGCAACGGAAGTGCATCACATTATCCCGGTTGAGTCCGTGTCGCATGAACTCGGAATGAGACAACTAATGTTTGATTACAATAATCTGCAAAGCCTCTGCCATTCGTGCCACTCCGAGGTGCATCGGTGTGCTTTCAGTCATTCGAAGGAAGCGATACAGGCGAACAATGAGCGAGCAACGCAACGCTTTGTTGATAAGTTCATGAAAGAGCCGGACGAAAACGAGTGATTTTTTATCTTTTTTGATTTGAACCGCTTCACCTCGACGAGAGGGGGGGCGGTTTTTTTATTTTTTAACGCGATACGCTAAACCCACCTCACCCCATATTTACACGCGCGAGTAATTTTTGAAACGAGGGGGTACGCGTTGGGGGTGAACTTTTTGCGCGCATCTTCCGAGCTACCAAATACTTGCGAACTTTTCTTATATGCAAAAAGCCTATAAAAATGTGTGATTTGGACGACATAAAAGAAAAGATTCGTGTAGCGATGGAGTCGCAAGGAACATATACGGAAGATTTAGACCTCTGTATAACTCTTTGCGCGGGTTCGTATATGGCGTTTCAAATCGCACTAAACGACATCTCAAAAAAGCGCATGAAGTCATACGTGAAAGAAGTATCCCGAGAAAATAATGATAAACTTACGGCGCATCCTGCTTTCAAAGTTCTATTCGATGCGCTCGAAGCAACACGCAAGCAATTACGCGAACTTGGTTTGACTTTCCAAACGCTATCCGCGTCTGACGACGACGAAGTAAACGACCTGATTAACGAGGTAAACAAAATAGATCGCGATGGAGAAGGAGAATAGAGATAAACTGATAGCGTTAAAGCGGTCGGTTATTTCCGACTTGCAAAACATCGACGTTGATTCGTATAAGCTAGATAAGGCAGACGAACGGTTAAATGTGTATATCAAAGGGTGCATCGAGAACCCGGATGCGCACAACCTTTATGAGTTGCTAGCCGTTCGCCGTTTCTTCGTATTCCTCGATAAATACGAATTTCGTATCAAGGAAGTAAAGAAGTTCGTCACATTCTACGAGCGTTTGAAGTTTTCCGGCACAAAGGGAAAGACTAGATATAAACTGACTCCAATACAGGTGTTTCAGTTCTCTAACATTCTAGCATTTTATAAGCCCGGCACAAATAAGCGTTTGATTCGTGAAGCTCTTTTATTCGTTCCGCGTAAATTCAGTAAGACAACAAGCGTAGCGAGTCTTTCAATAAACGATTTGCTATTCGGTGATGCAAACGGACAAACATACGTTGCCGCAAATTCGTATAATCAGGCGAAAATCTGTTTTGACGAAATAAGAAACATATTAAAGTCTCTCGATCCAAAGTTCCGACACTTTAAAATCAATCGAGAAATCATATATAACCGCATAAAGGGAAAAACATCTTTTGCCCGTTGCTTGGCTTCCAATCCCGACAAACTCGACGGACTTAACGCAAGCATGGTAATAGTAGACGAGTATTCGCAAGCCGATAGCGCCGCGTTGAAGAATGTGCTAACTTCTTCGATGGGCGCACGGCTCAACCCTTTAACCGTAGTTATAACGACCGCCTCGGACAAAGAAACAGCGCCGTTTGTCGAGATGCTGAAAATGTATAAAGCAATCCTACGCGGTGAAATTGAAAACGATTCGATTTTTGCACACATCTTCGAACCAGATATAGACGACGAGGAAGGCGATCCGGCAACATGGCGCAAAGTACAGCCACATATGGGAATAACCGTTTATGAAGAATTTTATATCGATGCTTACCAGAAGGCTTTATATAGCGCACCGGATGCGCTAGAGTTTCGGACAAAGTTACTTAATGTGTTTGCGGTTGATTCTACAACAAAATGGATAGAGGCGAAGCAGATAGAGGAACGGTTCAAAGATATTAGAATAGAGAATATCGGAACTTATCCGTTAACAATGGCGGCAGTCGATTTGTCCGTCCGAGACGATTTTTCTACGGTCACTTATAATATCTATTCAGAAAATAGCGGTTCTTTTCACTCGCATACAGATTATTATTTCCCTGCCGGAGCCCTAGCGAATCATCCGAATCGGGAACTTTACGAAGGTTGGGCGAAAGCGGGTTATTTGATTCTTTGCGATGGAGATATTATCGACTATCAACAAATCGTAAATGACATATTATCACGGGCTAAATACCTTAAAATAATGGGAATCGGATACGACCCGTATAAATCGGCTGAATTTGTGAACCTTCTTACTTATTCCGTAGGCGGTGCGAGCGAATTTATAAAGCCTGTTAAACAGACATACGGAACGTTTACAAGCCCTATCGAATCTTTCGAACTTGCTCTGTATCGGAACAAACAGACTTTTAGCCCTAATCCGATAACTCCGTTCTGCTTTGGTAATGCGGTATTGGACGAGGATAGGAACATGAATAAGAAGCCAGTCAAGAAAACGCATAATGCGAAGATTGATTCGACAATAACAAACCTAATGACATTCTATTTATTTAATAACATGGAAGTATGAAACTATCTTTTAATTTTGAAATGGGACGTTCAAAGACGCAAGAACGCGCCTTAAATGCAGAGGCAAACATGACGGATAAAGATGCAGCGATAAATACCCGATTACCATCATTGCCCGGTCAGCCAATAGATGTACATAACAGTAATCAAGCAATGAAACTTTCAGCCGCATATAGGTGTACTTCTATTCTTTCGGGAACCATTGCATCTTTGCCGCTTATCATAAAACGAAAAAAGGACGGATATTTTTCACCGGATGAAGAAAACGAATTGTATTCGATATTAACCCGTATGCCTAACCGACGAATGAATAGTTTTGAAATGGTTAGGAATATGGTTGTTCAAATTGTAAATCAAGGAAATGCCTACATTGTTATCCGCCGGAAGTTCGGTAGTGTCAGCGAACTTGTATTATGCGCAAATAATACAGTAACCTATGACAAGTTGAATGATGTTTATATTATTTCTGATCCATATAACCGGATATATGGGCGTTTTGAATCCTACGAAATAATCCATCTTAAAAATAATAGTTTGGACGGGGGATATACAGGAGTAAGCACAATAATGTACGCTAGTCGTATTTTTTCCATAGCCGCGAGCGCCGACAATCAGAATTTGCGAACCTTTCAGAATGGAAGTAAAATAAAAGGGATTGTTTCCGGCGTAAAAGAGACAAATAAAGGGTTGCCGGGTGCGGGTATGACGGACATTCAACTTTCTACGGTTGGGGATCGCATAGAGGAACAACTAAACACAGGAAGAGATATTATTTCAGTTCCCGGCGATGTTGGATTCCATCAACTTTCTATCAATCCGGTTGATGCACAGTTATTGGAAACAAAGAAATTTAGCATTCTTGATATATGTAGATTCTACGGGGTTCACCCAGATAAGGTGTTTGCCGGACAATCTACTAATTACAAGGCTTCTGAAATGAGCAATGTTTCTTTCTTGACTGATACGCTGCAACCGATATTGAAACAAATCGAGGCAGAATTTAATTATAAACTGATTCCTAATTCTGTCGCTAATTTATATAGTATTTCATTTGATTTATCATGCTTGTATCAAACCGATTTAACGACGCAAGCGAGTTATTACAAGGCTCTGGAAGAAATGGGCGCTCATTCTCCGAATGATACTCGTAGAGCATTAGGAAAGCCACCCGTTGAAGGGGGCGACAAAGTCTTTATTTCTTGCAACGTTCAACCAATCGAGGCGGCTAGTCAAAAAGTAGAGCTACCAAAGAATGAGGAAACAAGCATATAGTAAAACGATATTTGTAAAATGGAAATACGAAGTTATACAGAATTAGGCGCTCCAAAAGTTGGAGACGGAAGAATAATCGAAGGTTACGCCGTGGTATTCGGTCAGGAAAGCCGCGTACTGTACGACAGGGAAAAGCAACGCGCCTTTGTTGAGGTAATCGAAAAAGGAGCTATAACAGAAGAATTGTTGCGTAATAGCGATGTTAAAGCCCTGTTGGATCACAATAAACAAAGATTATTAGCCCGCTCTAATCGCGGCGCGGGCACTTTGTCGCTCGAACTTGATGATTACGGACTAAAATACAGGTTTGAGGCTCCTAGTACTCCCGACGGAGATTTCGCCGTAGAAATGATTAAACGCGGTGATATTTTCGGTTCATCCTTTGCATACGCTTTAAATGAAAAGGACAAAACAAAAGTTTCCTATTCAATGAAAGACGGGATGTTACTTCGTGCCGTGCACAAGATTGATAGAATTTCCGATATATCGCCTGTTGTCGATCCTGCTTTTTACGGAACGGATGTAACCGTTCGTAGTATGGACGATGCGATAGCGGAGTTGTCCGGCGAAAATAGAGACTATTTAAATGAACTTAATAATTTACGTAAATCAATTTAAAACATGAGAAAAGAATTTGAAACTATTGCTCAATATAAAGAGCAAATGCGCGCTATGTTGGATAAAGCAGAAGCCGAAAAGAGAGCACTTAATGCAAACGAAAAAGAACAGTTCGAGCAGTTGAAAACAAAGAAAGAACTTTTGGAAATGAAAGTCGAACGCCGTGCGCTTGAAGATATTAACGCGGGGTTGGTATCAGACCGTCGAGTGTTGTTTTCACAGGCTGTTTTTGACGTCGTTAATCATCGCTCTTTGGACGAATACAACGGAGTAGTATCGGAAGGTGGTATTAAAGTTGTAGAACGCGCGGTGACTGTCACAGATACAGCCGATGCGGCTAGCATGGTTCCTGTAACAATCGGTGAAATCATTGAGCCGTTAGAAAAAGGTTTGATTATTGATAAACTAGGCATCAAGATGCAAAGCGGGCTTGTAGGCGACCTTGTTTTCCCAACATTGGCGGCTGTTGAAGCAACAATTCAGGGTGAAAACGTTGCGGTTACCGATACCGAATTGAATATCGACAAAATCAAGGCTTCACCCAAACGTGTATCTATTTCCATTCCGGTGTCTAAGCGTGCGATCAACCAAACGAACTACTCTTTGCAGGACGTTGTTTTGAAGCAAATTTCGCTTGGTGTCGCTCGCACTCTAAACAAATGGATGTTTGCGGGAACGGCGTTATCTGGCGCAAGTAATGGCGTGTTCGTAAAAGCAAAACCAGACGTAGAATATACTTCCGCATTGACATTCGCGAATATTGTTTCGCTTGAATCTACCGTCATGGATGCGGGCGTAGATGTTACAGACGGTACAGCCGCCTACGTTTGTACTCCGAAAGTGTACGGCGCTTTAAAGTCCACTCCAAAAGCGGCGGGGGCTGCTGAAATGATTTGCCAAAACGGTATAGTGAATGGTTATCCGGTTCTTGTTACTAACTACATGGACGCCGATTCTATCGGATTCGGCGTATTCTCTAACGCTGCTATCGGTCAGTTCGGCGATATGGATTTAGTGATAGACCCGTACACCGGAGCGAAAAGTAATATCGTAAACTTTGTGTTGAATACAGATTACGACATTGTTGTAGCTCGCCCGGAAGCCTTTGCCATCGCAAAGAAGAAAGCGGCTTAATATTATCTGATTATTGATATTGAAAGGGCTTTGGCTTCACTGCCTTAGCCCTTTCTTAATTACTTGAATATGGAGAAATACGTAACACTTGAAGAGCTTAAACAGCATTTAAACGTCGATTTCGACACTGACGATACATATATAACCGGACTTATCGAACCCGTTCAACTTCTTATCGAATCGTATCTAAATAATCCGCTAGATACTTACGTTAAGGACGCGAAGATAGATCGGCGTATCTGGCACGCAATCCGCATACTCATAGCGAATTACTACGCAAACCGTGAATCGGTAACATTCGCCACGCCGCAAGTTATTCCGGGACACGTAGAGCTACTACTTCAACCCTTAAAACGATACACATAATGCAAGCGGGGTTATTAAACGAAATGATCGGCTTTTACCGTAGCGAGTCAAAGCGCGATAATCTGGGCGGTACGTCTGAAAGTTGGGTGAAAGTATTCGATAAACGCGCATACATTCGCTTTAAGTCTGGCGGACGCAAAGAAGCGAACGGCGAGATATACAATACGACTGTTAATACAATAATGATTCGCATCTGCAAAGAGATTAACGCTAAAATGCGGATTGAGTACGACGGACAGAAATACAAGATTTTATCGATCAACCACGACCGGAAGCAGCAAGCAACGGTTATAGAAGCAGAGGTAATTAATGAGTAATGATAACTACACCGGGCGGAACCTGTATCGCGTTGAGGTGGATGCAACGAAAGTAAATGAACTATTAAAACAGCTAAACGATAAAGAAGCAAAGAAGGCGATTTCGTCCGCTCTTAGAAAGTCGATTCTTATCATTCGCAAACAGGCGCAGGAAAATTTAGTTTCTGCTGTTACCGATGCGGAATTTGGAAGTTCTAAGAACGGTGTATCATTCAAACCGTTAAAGAACGAAATAAATGTAGCAGTTTATCGTAATGCTTCCGGCGCACGGGTTGACCTGATCGACCGCCGCAAAAAGGGATCGCGCGCCTATATGCTGAAATGGTTTGAATCGGGTACAAAAGAACGAGCTACCAAAAAAGGAGCGAATAGAGGTATTATAAACGCTTCTCACTTCTTTTCTAACGCAGTTAAATCAAAGCAGGCAGAGGCGGAAAGCTCATTAGAGAAAAATATAATTGATTCAATAACGAAAATAGCGAATAAAAAGAAATGAGTTTATCAATAGGCGCGCACGTATATAAGAAGTTATGCGACTCTACGGAGTTGACAGAATTAGTTTCTGATAAAATCTATGCAATCTCAACCAAAACGGAAACATCTTTTCCGTTCGTGATTTATCGACGCGGCTCACTGACACCGGAATACACGAAAGATAGATACGGCACAGGTGATACTGTTTCGGTTGAGGTTGTCGTAGCTAGTGATAACTATTTAAACTCTGTAACCATCGCGGAAGAAGTCCGTAAATCGCTCGAGAACAGACGAGGAAGTTATGACGATTTCGATGTAATAGATGCAAAACTATTGAGTGCGGACGAGGATTTCATCGAAGATACTTTCATTCAAAGACTCGTTTTCTCTTTTAAAACTGAATAATTAACTAAAACGATAAAATTATGAGCAAAGCAACGGCAGTATTAGGCAAGGACATGATGTTATTTGTAGAGGCTAAAGCATTGGCTTTGGCAACTTCCTGCAAACTGGGTTTGTCGGCTGAAACAATCGACACACAAAGCAAAGATTCGGGCATCTGGACGGAGAAGGACATCAAGAAACTTTCTTGGAACGCTTCAAGTGAAAACGTGTTTAGCGCGGACGCAGACGCAAACAGTTACGATAAATTGTTTGCGTTGTTTATCGCACATAAGCCCGTAACTCTGAAATTCGGTATTGTTGGCAATCCCGATGTTAATGAAATGCCCGCCGCAGGTTGGACACTTGCGAATGGTGCATATACCGGAAAGGCTGTAATTACTTCACTGGAAGCAAATGCGCCGGACGGGGATAAAGCGACTTTCTCGATTTCTTTCGAGGGAACTGGGGCACTAACAAAAGAGGCGGTTAGTAAGTAATCACGGGCGGCGTTTTGCCGCCCTCTAAAGCAACTATTCAATGAAAACAATATCACTTAACGGAAAAGAATTTATCTTGAAATATACGCTCCGTGCGTTCTTCGTATTTGAATCTATATCCGGCTATCCGTTTCAGTTCGGAAAGATGTTAGACGAGTTTCTTTTGTTTTACTCGTTCCTGCTTGCCGCTAATCAGGAATCGTTCAAAATGGAATTTGAGGAATTTATCGAATTATGCGAAAATGACTTGACGCTATTCGGACAATTCAAAGAATTTATCTTGGATGAAATCAAGCTACGTTCGCAAATGGCAGGAAATGATGTAAAAAAAAAGAAGGTGACGGCGCGGAAACGAAAGCAGTAAGTATTCGCGAACTCTATTCGCGTGTTGTCGGAGAAGGCGGCATCGCTCCCGATTACTTCCTCGATAAAATGGATTTTATCGAGGTTGAATCGTTTATAGACGGATTGAACCGACGCAATCGGGAAGCGTGGGAACAAACTAGATTGTTAGGTTTCATTATAGCGCAATCGAATAGTACAAAGACGCTGAAACAAACTGATATACTCCGATTCCCGTGGGATGAAGAGGAAAAGAAGGATACATGCGTAACAGATGAAGAAATGAAGCGTTTGCGCGTAATGGCAAAAGAAATAGAATCACAATTAAACACGAATAAAGATGTCTGATATAGTAACAAGATTATTATTAAAAACGAATGACTTCGACACGAATTTAAATAAGTCGAAGAAGAATGTAAACGGGTTTCAAAGCGACATCGCTAAAATGTCCGGCGTTGCAGTATCGGGGGTTATGAAGTTTGCCGGGGTTCTTGGTATTGCTGTAACCGCCTCGGAAGGTTTCAACAAAGTAATGAATAGCAGTCAGACGCTAGGGGATGAATATGCCCGTACTATGGATGGCTTAAAAGGTGGCGTAGACCAATTTTTCTACTCTATCGGTAGCGGGGACTGGACGCCGTTTATGAACGGGTTAGCCGAAACGATACGTCTAGCACGTGAAGCATACAACACGATGGATCAATTAGGAAATACTAAAATGTCATTTTCCTATTTCGATGCAAAGAACCAAGCGACCGTACAGGAACAAATAACTATCTTAAAGGACAAGGATTCAACAGAGGAACAAAAGAAAGCAGCTAGGGAACTATTAGACAAGACACTGAAAGACCAAGAGGAAATCGTAGGGCAATATAAGCGAAGAAGTCAAAACGCCGTGCAAGCAATGGTAAAAGCGGCGATAGGACTTGACGGCGTAGATGTTTCGGCGATAGACATAGATAAAGTGTTGAGATTAGACGTAGCTTCGGCGGGCGATGAGCAAAAGGCACAATTAGCAAAGCAATATAAAGATTTCGTAGATGAATACGACCGTTTGAAAGCCAAATTCACAACTTACGAAACGGTTGGTTCTGGGATGAATGTGCACACGGTTGCAACTACAGACACAAAAGCTTTAGGACAGGCAATAAGCCCGATGTTGGCAAAGTATCAGGATGCAATACAATATAATGCGATTTTAGTAAAGAAGAGTGATGAATGGTTGCAGAATTTAATAAACGTTGCAACGGCGGCAGAGGCGGCAGACCGGAATTTGTCGAGTATGACGAAAGCGGCGAACCGTGCTTCACAGTCAGGAATAGGCGGGAAAACGCCAAAGGAAGAACCGAAAGAGGGCTCTATCGCTTGGTATGACACGCAAATCGCAGAGCAAAATAAAAAACTTATTGCTGAAACCGACATGCAAGCGCGTTCCGCAATTCAGGCGACGATTAATGAACTCGAATCAAAGAGGATAAATTTAAAGTTTGTTGTAGAGCAAGAAACGTTCAAAAGTGCTCATGGTGAAATGAAAGACGGCGCTTTGTCTCTTCCGGTAAAACCAACGTATAAAGATAAAGTTCCTACTCATGGGAAAGAAGGTAAAAACTTAAAGTTGCCGAAATATGATCCACTTTTTAAAAAAGAAGATATAGATATGAATGAACGGTACGGCGAATCTCTCTCGGCTGTTGGTAGTATTATGGGGTCTTTATCAGGAATAACGAATGAAAGCGCGGCGGCGTATCTTCAATGGGGCGCAAATGTTATATCCAGTATTGCACAAGCTATCCCGGCTATTCAATCGTTAATAACGGCAAAACAGACCGAGGCTGTAGTTAGCGGTGTGGCTTCCGCAGCAGAAACGCCCGTTGTTGGTTGGTTGTTGGCGGGTGCCGCCGTTGCTGCTGTAGTCGCTGCAATGGCTAGTATTCCTAAATTTGCAACGGGCGGCATTGTACCCGGTACATCATTCACGGGCGATAAAGTTCCGGCTTTGCTTAATTCTGGTGAGATGATTCTAAACGGATCACAACAAAGTAGCTTGTTTAATATGATTAATGGCGGGGTCTATGCGTCGTTAGGTAACAAAATCGCTCCTTCCGATAGTAATAACACAAATCCATCAAATGTAGTATTTCGCATACACGGAAGGGATTTAGAAGGAGTTTTGAGCAATCATTATAATCAGAAAGGCAAAGTAAGATGAAACTACGATATTATTCAGAGTTTAAGAGTAGGAAAAACAAGACGTACCGAATCGAAATCCATACGGTATTTGCAACATATTCCGAAGAGCTCACTCTAACGGATTCCCCGTTTACCGTTGAATACGAATCGGACACTTTATACAAACCGTTGAAAATGTCTAATTCAGTAACAGGCATATTGACTGATAAAATATTGCCCGATCTCTATACAGCCGAAGGGCAAAATATAGAAGTCCGTTTATATAATAAAACGGATAATATTTTAGAATGGTTTGGATATATGAGCCCGAATTTGTATTCGAGTGATTATATAACCCCGCTTAATATGGTGGAGTTACAAGCTATTGATACTATTTCCGTTTTGGAAAATAAGAAATACTCTTATATTAATCCTTCCGAGGTATATTTTAAAAGCTTCAAAGATGTTATTATGCACATTCTCGATATTGCCGATCCCGGAAAGGTTTTAAGCAAATTGTATTTTCAAAAAACTAATAGGATTTCGAAAGATGCTGTTACTTCTTTAATAGAAGATATTTATATACATGAACGAAATTTCTTTGATGAAGCTAACGAGCCGATGAATAGCAGAGATGTTTTAGAAGAAATCTCTAAATATATCGGTATGACATTTATTCAGTATCAGGATGCTTATTACATGATCGACTATGATTTTATCAAAAACGACGAACTGCATTTTTTCGTCTATGATAGGATGAATGATACATGCGAAAGTGTAGTAATCCAATCCACATTATTGAATGTGTACGGTATTGGCGTGTCTGAAAGTGCGGGAAGTATATCACTAGGCGATGTATATAACAAAGTATCTGTTGTCGCGAATATGAACCAGATAACTAACTTATGCCCGGAATTGCTCGACGATGAGAAAGATGTAGTAAATCAAAACTCCGACCCTAATAAATATTATATATCCAGTAGAGATATAGACGGAAAGAATCATACCCTTCTTAATTCGTTTTTTAAATCTAAAGAGAATTGGAAGTATTTGGTACCGAGCTTTTCATTTATTGATATTCCGGCGGAAGGTGTTGAGGTGACTATCGACAACGTTAATGATATATATTCCGGTGTGGTGTGGCAGAAATACAGCGATTACATAATAGAGGACGGCGAACCATCTTCATTAAGTTGGAGAACTTGCATTTCATTCCTGCAAGCGTATAATAGCATGTTTGGCACTTCTCGAAAGACTCTTTTAACATTGAAAAACGGAGAGTATTCTTTATTTAAAGGGGGATATTTTATAATAGATATTTCTTATAGAATGTCCGGCTCTTTCCTTCCGAACGATATAATAAAAACGTCCGATGAAGCGTACTCTAATACGAAATATGGATCTGGATTTAATAATACCATGATTCCTTGCAAATTGTATATAGATGATTACTATTATGATGGTGAAGTATGGAGAAATCAAAAGTATTATACGGATCGGGTAAATCGAGGCTATTATAAAATCACACACAACTTAACTTATCGAGGGGCTACATGGTATAGATATAAGGATGCATTTGGAGATTGGAGATTTGTAAGCAAGGGCGAATATGATTCAGCTAGCGGCGAAAAGGCTTCCGGCGGGTTCGCCGATAGTAACAAGGTTTATGCGTATAGGGAAAACAGCGAAGATATTTTTGTTGAGAAATGGTATCACGACGAATGTACGCTCAAAGATGGTTTTTATCTGGTTCACATAAACAAAGAAGGCGATAAAGTTTTCGACGAAGAAAAGAAGCTAACGAATACCGTTAGTTATAGATTTAATCTGTATGACTCAACGGACGGTGTAGCGATTAAACTTCCAGAAGATAAAATATTGTGCGGTAAGATAAATTTTGAGTTAAGTACTCCGAATCATTTAGGGGCGTATCCTATGTATCGAACCGATGGGGGATGCCATCCGTGTACTGCTTTTCATATATCCGATTTCACGTTCAAGTACACTAATAACAAAGTAACTTACGATATTTTTAATGATGCAGTAGATGATTCCGACGTAGTTTATAGCAACGTAATAAATGACAATAATGTTACAGAAATGGACGATATCGAACTACTAATCAATTCAAATGCAAAGAATATTTCGTCTTATTCAAATTGCGCTACCAAATCAGGTGATAAATTTGATTATTTAAAAACGGTGTATAGTCCGTTGCACGATAAAAATGTATTGCCGGAACAAATACTAATAGACAAGCTTTACACGCATTATAAAGCTCCAAAATTTAGATACAGCAATAATTTGAATCGCGGCTTTTCGATACTGTCTAGGATTTACGAAAATTCCCTCAAAAGAGAAATGGTCGTCGATCAAATGAATATTGATTATGCAAATGAAAGTTGTAACGTGTCATTAACAGAAACATGATAGAGATAGAAAACAAAAAAGTACCGCATTCGTTTCGGAATAAGTATTTACGCAATTCCGGTTCGGTAAGTTTTAGCACAACAACCCCAACGCCTATAAATGGCGGCGGGGCTAATATTGATGTGCTGAAAATCGACGATGGGCGTACTGTTTCAGATGAGAATGTATTTTCATCTCTTCGTGCTTTGTTAGAAATAAAATCGCGTATTATCTCTTTACACGATACTGATACTATTCCGAGCGATGATAATACATTTTCTTCTTTGCGTGCGATTTCCGAAATCTTATCACGCATTATTAAAGACGAAGATACGAAAACGGAGCTTTCAGACGAAAACGTCTTATCCTCTCTTCGTATAAAAAAGGAACTGAATGCGATTAGCCAAAAACTAATAGACGCTATCGAATCTTTAAAAGAACTGTATTTATCTAAAGTTAACTCTGATACAGCAAAAGGACATATAATACTTGACAGCGGTGCAACTTCTGACCTATTGCAGTCTAAAGAATTTTCAAACGGGGCGCTTGGTTCCGGCTATTTAATAAAGCGTGATCCCAAAACGGGCAAATCTTATATTGAGGTTGATGAACTCTATGTGAGGTTAAAGGCTATATTTGATTCTATTGAAATTAAAGAGTCTCAACATGTATCCGGGCAACAAATACTATCATGTGCTAGTATTAAGTGTACTAAGGTTGATAATATAAAAGAACTAGCCCTACGAGATATCAATGATATAGAACTATACGATATAAACGACGTTCAACTACTTTCATCCGAAAGGCGTTATCGTTGTTATTTTACTGCCGACGATGGAGAAAAAGCAGTATTTAGCCAATTTGTTGTAGGAGATTTTGCACAGTGTCGCCAATTTAATATTAAAGAAGGGGCTTATGAGGGTGTTTCTAATCGTTATTATTGGCGCTATGTTGTTGCTGTTGGTGATGATTATATAGACCTGTCTGTAGATGATTGCGCCCCAAATAGCGATATTCCACAGGCAGGAGATACAATCATTCAATTGGGCAATCGAACTGATCCATCACGTCAGAATGCAATACTTTTATCTGCTTATGGAGATAACGCTCCTATAACCCAAATGCTGCAAGGCATTGACTCTTATTCGCTTGAAGGTAAAGCCGTGAAAGATGAAGGATTTGATTCAGTTAGTCAGCTTTTTTATTCTAACAATTACGGTCGTAGTTATATTGGAACTCGGGATGGAAGTTCTTATATAAAGTATACCCCAGAAGATGGTGTAGAGGTTAGCGGCGCAATATTATTGCAATCCCAAGAAGGTAAAGTTTGGGCGGTTAGCAACAAAGGTCTTAATATTGTCGGCGATGAGTCCGGCGCACATTTGGAGCTTTCGCCCGACACATGTGACCTAAGAGTATATAATGAAGAAAACAAGGTTTGCACAATTGTTGAAGGAAACGAATATAATAATATTGATGATATATACAATCAAGATGTACCTATTCTGACTGCATTAGAGCCATCTGTCATGCAAACACACATGGCAAATATTGATACTAATATATCACCAGTTACGGAAAGTGTATCTAAGTATATAGACTTTAGCCCTATATCTGAATCATATTTTGATGTAGTAGGAGAAACTACTATACAATATAAATATTATTATGCATATACCCTTTTATTCAACGGTAGAGCAACGGGGAAAGCCTCTATAAAGGTGGAAGCCATTAGATATGAAAACGGGGATTTTAACACTCCCATAGAATCTTATGTATTACTTAATAGGGAGCATTCGGAAGAAACTGGTGCCGATACTTTTGTATCGTCTATTAAACTAAATATTGTACTACCCGTAGCAGGAAGGTATAAACTAAAATGTTCCCTAGTTTCATCCATAAATTTAAAAAGTGAAGGAGATACACGATTAGTTTCAAGAATCAGATTAACGCATTTTGAAGTTAAAGCTATACCCTCGGGGTATGTATCTCGCATTTTTGCCAATGGTATGACAATGGGGGATAAGAGGGGGAATAATATCACCTTAATAAATAGGGATTACGATGCATGGGGCAAATATCTTCAGATGGATATAGAGAATGATTCGGCGGGTATAAAAGTTACTAATACAAAATTACTCGGTAAGTCAAGGGGATTTATGGGGAGTAATGCGGCGCCATATGGCATAATACCTAGAATATTGGCGTGCGGATATATAAATATAACTGCAAATTATAATCCTTCCCTTTATAATGTACATACCGCCGATGGCGCTACCCTTTCGGTTAGCAAAATATCGATTGGGAAATATAAGGTAACATTTCCCGAAGAATGGCATCAATACCAATTAGGGTCAAATGGTTATGTAACATTAACCGGGTATGATTATATCCCTAATAGCTCCGGTAAACCCTCAATAGCTACATTATTAAATTTAGATGTAGAAGGATTTACCGTAGCTATATCTAACGGCGCAAGTTTGGCGGATGGGGAATGTTTCTTTGAATTGAAATTATTTTGAAAAATTAGTAACAATATGGCAGGAGAAAAGTATAACATTCAATTAGAAGCGATTGAAATATTTAATCGACTTCAACAAGTGCCCCAACTGACAGAGGGTTTAAGTAATTTATTGCAGAACTTCAATTCGCACAATCACGATTTGCGTAATGATACCAGATACCAACCACTGGGAGATTATGCAGATGATGCACATACGCATACAGCAACGGACATTACGGAAGATTCTACACATAAGTTCATGACGCAGGCGGAGAAAAATACACTAAGTTCTCTCGGAACTAATGCAGCATTGAAAGACTTTTCAAATGTTACAACAAAATCGTTAGGACAGAACGGGTATTATAAGTTTCCGGATGGATTAT